AGACGCTGACTCCCTGCAGCGCGGCTCAACACACTTGTGCGCTGCGAGTCTGCGATGGCTGTACATGCATATGATCGCAAGGTTTGTGGTCGGTAACTAGTCATACATACAGGAGATAGATATGACCAAGAAGACAGAAAAGTTCGAGTATTCACATTCAGTAGATGGCATCACAGACAATATCCTAGCCTCATACCCACTCGATAACCTCGACAATGACGCATACAAGTTCAACCAAATCACTGGCGAAGAGAATCCTCGCTACATGCAGGACGACAAGTACATGCTCGGCGGTATCATTTCACAGATCGGCTTCGGTCTGCAGCGCAAGCATGATTACCTCGACACACTACAGTCACGCCGCCTTGCCGAGGTTGAGCTTAACGGCAACGGCACAGCAGAGGTCAAGAAGATGGAGTCGCTTGAAGCAAAGATCGAGCGTTCCATCGAGTTCTACCACCACAAGTTCCTGATCGAGGTTGAGCAGTTTGAGAGACTGTGCGACCTGTCATGGGGCGAGGGTCAAGCCCTACCATCTGACGATCGGTACGGCCTCGCATGGTGGGAGACATACAAAGCGCGGATGCAAGATCGTCCAGTGCTTGCCAAGACTTCCAAAGAAGAGGCCAAGTCACGCCTGTTCAAGAAGGCATCGTAACACATACAGGCAGGGTGCATCATGCACTCTGCCTTTTCCTATAAGTAGATCGGCCCCGCTGCGCGCCGCCTACCCCACCCCACATTCTTCACATCCTGCAACACCCAGCACCACTACCATCGGCAACCCATGGGGTATCCCGACTCTTAGCTGCGCTCGCAAGGCTGTGAAGTTCGTCTCATTAGTAGGAGTTAAAACCAATGGCAGACTTTGTATTTATGGTTGCGTTTTTTGGAATGCTCGTCGGCATCACCGGGTTCATCTTATTGGTATGCGAAGCAGTCCATGAGGAATTTGTGCGTGGACGTAATGAGCCACGTGACTTTCAGTCATACCAGAGGAAGTTAGATGATCGATACGTTTCTTTACATAATAAGCCAAGCGACAGGCTTCAGTAAGTCAGAGCTACTATCACGCAGACGCACAGCACAGCTGCGTGATGCACGGTTCTGTTTATACCTTGCGCTAGTTGAGTCTACCAATCTGTCAATCAGTGAGGTTGCTCGTCAACTCCGCAAAGATCACACCACGATCATCAGTGGTGTCAACAAAGCAAGGGACAAACGCAGGTCAGACCCTGTGTTTGCCCATCTCTATCGCACTATCGAAACAATGTTATCAGAGGAGATACAAAATGGATGGCATGACAAACACAGAATGTTCGTGGAATTTCCCAGTAGAATTTCACCCACTGAAATACTGGGACGAACACAACACTGACCAAGATATCTATGTCCCCGAGTCACTAGGCCGTGTGCTTGTACGCACCGATACCAATCAACCATTAGCAATTCATAAAGGTCGTTACACAATCAAGACCAACGAGGATTGCGTGAGTCAGATGGATGACGCTATCCGTGCAGCCAACATCGGCACTGACTATGACTGGAACATCACCACCATCGATCAAGGTCGACGCATGAAAGCAACGGTTGACTTCCGTGACCTTGTAGTGGAGCCAGCCAAAGATGACTACATCCACTTCCGCATCAGCTTGTTCAACTCATATGATGGCACATGGTCATTCATATTTAGCGCAGCTGGGCTGCGTCTGTGGTGTCTCAATGGCTGCACTACACCAGACAATGTTGCATCGTCACGCAACAAGCACACAGCCAGCATCAATGTAGAACAAGAAGCTGGCAAGATAGGCAAAGCACTTGGTGCGTTCATGAACCAGCGTGAAGTCTGGCAGAAGTACATGGGCATCTCTCTACGGGATCACCGTCAAACTGTAGAGCAATGGCTGAAGACTCGCTTGTGTATGTACCCAACAGCAACCAGCAACCTCAAATATAACGAGCGTCAATTAGAAACATTAATGCGTCAGTATGACAAAGAATGTTCATCGCTCGGCTCAAATATGTGGGCGCTATACAACACACTCACACACTGGGCATCACATCCAGAAGACAATCGTGCGCACGATGCAATCACCACACGCAATCGTGACATGCAGATTGCCAAAGCCATGACTTCAAATGAATGGAAGGTATTCGAAAAGTTTTAGAGAGGCACCTCCCAGCGGCACTGAAGGGTGTCGGTCGCCAGACTAGCTGCGCCTAGCGTCAACACTGTACCTCTCGGTCATCATGACAATTCAGTGAAGCTAGTCACCCTTTAGAGGGGCAGGTCATTTCCGAACACCTGCCCCTCTTATTTTATAACGCACTATATCAAGGAGATTCTTATGAAGTTAGCAATATCAGCTGCTGCAAACGGCATCAGCATTCAGCGTTTCGTAATGCACGACAGCACTTCACTGGTACTAGAAGTTATTGATGAGCTTGGTGTCAAACACACCATCAACATCCATTCTGATGCTCAGTGTCCGTATATAAAAGAAAAGAATGCCATTCAAGATGACACTCTTCCTGATGACGCATCTACTTGGATGCGTGTGCGCACACCGCTATTCATTCCACAAATCACAGACGAATGTGATTGGGAATTGGAACAAGAGTATCGTGCTGGCTATGCTTAATTCAGTTTCGTAATTATCTGAAAAACACTGCCAACAACAACTTGATCTAACAATGGTTTGCTCGGAACCATGCGTGTAGATGACTTGTGAATTATATAATCACCAAGCACTTCACCAACGAGCAGACCAAACTCTTCATCCTCAACTAGCAAAACGTCACCGTCATTAACTTCATTATTAACAGGGCGAACTACCACATAGGAGTGAGGCATCACCCCTCCCATGCTATAACCAGTAACAGCACCAAGCTTGTAGGCTTGCAGAGTAGGATCATCAACATTAATCATATCAACAACATCCCCTTCAACATTACGCACTTCGATTTTTTTAAATTGCTGCGCACTGTTTAAAAACTGTGGGGATGAACCAGCTATTTTGGCTAACTTAGCTAATGTCCTTGCAGATGGTAGGAATTTGCAATCTGAATTTAGAAACCGCGTAATGTTTGTCGGTGATGTACCAGCGAGTGTAGCCCAATGGTTAGCTGACATATGTTTTTCACTCATCACTTGACGCATCCATACACGGATAGTTCTTCTTTCAATTTCTTCCACGGCCTCCTCCTGCATTAATACAGTAGTACCGCAGACCTGCTATGTAGTCATCCGTTACTAATGCAGTATTGCACATGTGCAGCTATTGCACAACCTGCATAAATGCAGTATATGTATCAAATGGATAGTTATTTTGAAACATTAAATAAAATTGCTGTGAACTTTAACGTGAATCTACGCACTGCATTTGATCACGCAGGTATTCCATCCAGCACATTTTATAGAGCGCAGCAGCGTAATGACATGAGATTTGTAACTGCATTGAAGGTATTGCAAGCCATTGAAATGCTTCACGCATCTCAAGCAGCCAGTTGTGATTGACCCTAACTGGCAGATGATTGTCACTCGCTTAGTTGAAGAGCGACACAGGCAAGATCTCTCTCAAGAAGCACTAGCCCATCGCATCGGCTGCGCTTCAAGTTTAATTCATAAGTGGGAGCAATTCAAACGTCTGCCCTCTGGGTTCTTGTTCTTGTGTTGGCTGCAAGCATTGGATTGTGAAGTTGAAATCAAGAAAAATCAACAGGGGTAGGCCAGCAACCTGCGATGTATGTAACGTAAAGCACCAGTATTACGTCTGTCCTCTGAAGTCTATCGAACCTGCAGATTACTACGTTGTCTGCATTGACTGCTACGAGAGGGACACATGGCAAGCAAAGCTCGCGCAAAAGGAAACTACCACGAAAACTTCTTCGTCAAGCTATTCAAAGACTGGAAGATCAAAGTCAAGAAGCAACCTCTCAGCGGCAGCTTGGGAGGAGAGTATTCTGGCGACCTCATCATCGAGATCAACGGACACCGACTGGTAGCCGAAGTCAAATACAGAAAGTCATCCGGCTTTCCATCACCATTTACAGTTTTAAATAATCGTGACGTTGCCCTGTTCAAGCGAGGCAACGGCACCAATCCGAAGTGGGTAATGATTATACCCGATCACATTGTGGAGCAGCTATGGAGTAAGAAGTAATGTCTTTCGCACTAATGGGCGCAGTGTACAAAACCGATGTCGGTGATGCACTAGCCAAACTCGTATTGCTTGTCATCGCAGAGCATGCAAACACCGAGTCAGGAGAATGCTGGCCTTCAATCACGCGCATACAGAAGGTCACACATCTGTCCCGTCAAACAGTAGTCAACAAGATAGACTACCTTGAACGTAACGGTTTCATACACCGTGACAAATCCAAGCGGCGGTCTAACACCTATACCTTACTAGTCAACCAGCTAGACCAAACTAGTCTAGCAGGTAGACCCGAACCAGTAAGTAAACCTAATAACAATAGATACCCAATCCCGCACGACTGGGTAGCTAGTGATGTGTTGCGCAATTCAATCAGTGAGGAGATCGATCATGACACTGAGCAAGTTAAATTTAGAAATTACTGGGAAGCAGATGGCAGAGTGCAAGCCAACTGGGATGCACGATACAGAGTCTGGTGCAGTAATGCTAACGCCTTCACAACGATCAGCGGCGGTCGCTCGTCTGGTAGAAAACGAACCACAGGCAACAGACATAGCGGTTCTTTCTTCTCTGACGCAGCACGGGATCTGTCTGAGGGACAAGGGTGACTGGCGTTTCCCAACTGATGCTGACCCCTACTTTGTAGATCGAGGGTTCGAAATTATTTTTTCAAAAAAGATTTCCCCTGACATCAATGCTGCCATTCAAACTGTTACAATGTCTATGTCAGCAATGCCAATAGCGGACATGGAAAAGTCGCTGCTGACTACAATGATGCTAATGGTCAAGCCATCAGGTGAGTCATCACAAGATGCAGCCATGCGCTGCAAGCTATACGCCAATCAGATGCGCGATTGGCCTGCAGACATCTTTGTAAAGGTGCTTGACACCATTGCTAAGAAGCAAACCTTCTGGCCCTCCTTTGCAGAGTTTAACAAGCATTACGAAAGACTAATACGAACTCGTAAAAACATGCTTGAAACACTGCAAAAATGCACGAAGTAGGTTGATACTACTGCATAAATGCACTATATATATAGAGAGAGGAGTAACACTATGCATAAACGTATGGGATTTGTTGGTGGCAGTGACTGTTACCGCATCATGAATGGCGAATGGCATGACCTGTGGCTTGAGAAAACAGGGCGTGTTGAGCCTGATGATTTATCTGACATCTTTGCTGTGCGTCTTGGAACATACACTGAAGAGTTTCATATCCAAGAACTTGAACAAGAGTTGAACGTCAAGATCACACGCCAGTTTCAACACGAGCGTGAGATCGAACATGTACCATGTCGCGCCACACTAGATGGCATGTACGGTGCTATCGGTGTTGAGTGTAAGCACACTAATGAACGCCAGAATATGAGCAAGCAGCTTGAACGCTACATGCCGCAGCTTCAATTCTACATGATGGTAACTCAGATCAACCGCATGGTGTTCTCTTGCATCTTCGGCAACCGCTCACGCGAACACACTATCGTAGAAGCTGACGGACATTATCAGAACGATATGCTGCAAGAGATCATCAAGTTCTGGTCATACGTCAAAGATGACATGGAGCCTGATCGTGGCATCCTTGACATCATACTGCCCAGCATGGACGCCGTGCCTATCAACAGCATGATTGCCATCGATGCTTCAACCAACAATCAGTTCATGGCAGACGCTGAGATATTTACAATTACAAAAGACAAAGCATCTGCACATGAGAAAGCTAAGAAGCGTCTCAAAGAAATGATGCCATCTAACTGCCGCGAAATGTATTGCACCGACTTTGCAATGCGCCGCGCAGCCAACGGTTCTATTCGCATGGTAACAAAGGAGATCCAGAATGCGGTTAGCTAATCAAACCCAAACCATCTTAGCTCACTTGAACGAGGGCAAGATGATCACACCAATGGAAGCACTGAATAGATACGGGTGCTTCAGACTAGCCTCACGCATACATGACCTTCGCGCCCAAGGCCACGACATCGAGCGAACATTCGATGGCGATGGAGATAAGAAGTGGGCAGTTTATAAACTAAAAAAACAGGGTGACTCGCTTCAAACAAATCACCCTGCTTCGCACTAGTCATGGACAAGGAGATTCATCCAATGACATCAAATAATAGCACATCAAAACCAACTGGCACAATGGCACAAGCACTAATTGCTTGGCATAAAACCAACCCCGTTGCACCGAAGAACGGCAGCAACCCACACTTCCGCAGCAGCTTCTCAACGCTTGAAGATGTAATCACTTGCGTCAACACAGCGGCTGAGTTTGGACTGACCTTCGCTCAAGCAAATGATTTTATAATCACAGAGCAAGGCGGTGTTGTTGAATTTATAGAAACAATAATGATGCATGAGAGCGGAGACAGTGTACATGCTCGCACTCTCATCAAAGTAAAAGACGCCACTAACCCGCAATCGATGGGTTCTGGCATCACCTATGCCAAGCGTTACGGACTACAGGCAATGTTTGGCATAGCTTCTGAAGATGACGATGGCAATAACGCCACCGGGTCTGACAACAAACAAACACTTCGCACTGGCATTGAAAAAGGAGATTTCTAAAATGTCAAAATCATACATCGTTCACAAAGATGTACCTATACCTGCACCAAAATGGTCTGCTGGACGCACGAAAGGAACCAGCAAATACAAATGGATGCTCGACCTTTCCCTTGGAGATCACATCGTTGTCGAAAATCAGAAAGAAGCAGATTGCTTAACAAACGCAATGCTTCGACTGACTGAAGGCACTCGCAGTATGATCCAACGCAAAATGGAAGACAATCAAATTGGCTTGTGGGTTAAGCAAGTTAGCAAAAGGAGAGCCGCATAATGGACGGACAATACGATCCAACTGACAGCGTGTCAGCATTTGCATTTCGTAATAACGAACAAGCAATACTGACAGGCCCAGTCAATGACAACGGCAATGAGTCGCGTGTCATCATTACCAAGTCAACACTGCCAGACGGACGCATCATCCGTGATGTGTACGAGAAAGTCGGCACGTTGTTTGAGAATGAGAACACTGATGGCAACAAGCCGTTGTTCTCAGGCCCGTACAAAGAGCGCCGCATTGCGTTCTGGGCAAAAGAAAAGGATGGCGTCGGCAAATATTTATCCGGCAAGATCGAAGACAAACGTGTTGCACAAGACGCAGCACCGCAGTCTCCAACACCTTTACCAGATGGGCCGCTTGATGACAGCATCCCATTCTGAAATCTTAACCATTGATGACGTGTGCGCCGCATTGCAGACTTCACCCTCAAAAGTGAAGTCGCTATGCGGCAAGCACGGTATATCTGTCATTAAAGTCGGACATAAAGTCAGGCTAACAAGGCAATCATATGATGAGTTGATTGATAAATTATCATGTCGTTACACCTATTCAAGCGCGGAAAATACTACCACATCAACGACACAGTATCGTGGGGTGGCAAGTCGATCCGCATACGACAAACTACAAACTGTACTCTCAAACGAGAAGCGCAAGAAGTAGCTAGTCAACTACATCAACAAGCCTTATCCAAACTCAGGGGCGGCGGTACGTCGGCTGCCGTTCCTTTTTCACTAGCGGCGATTGAATGGATTAAACTCAAAAAGCGTGGCGCAACAGATCTGCAAAACGTCAAACAACTGGGACAGTTTTTTAAATTCAAATCCGTTAGTGATATTACGACGGAAGACTGGCACCAGTTTGTTAGGCAAACTCTGTATGAACGCAGACCTGCTACTGTCAACCGCATCAGAGCAACACTTAACTCTATACTGGTGTCGTCTTCCACCATTATACATCTTCCCAAACAAAAAGATAAAGGTCAGCGCGTAAGATTTTTGTCAGTGGAGCAGCAGGAAAAACTGTTGTCTGCTTATCCCGATGCGCTTCAGCCATTGTTCATTACACTGTGCTATCAGGGGTTGCGCAAATCAGAAGCAACAAAGTTAGAGTGGCAAGACATCAATTGTGACGCAGCTACAATTACCATTCGTGACGAGAACAGCAAATCCGGCACAGGTCGCATCATCCCAATGCACCCGCGAGTACAGGATTCATTGCGGTTCACAAATAACAGGTTCGTATTCACAAACATTCACGGTCAGCCCTACGCTAAAGAAGGCCCACGCAAAGCACACATCACCGCTTGCAAACGCGCAGGAATCAGCAACTTCACCATCCATGACTGGCGACATCACTGGGCAAGCCGCCTCGTCATGCTTGGCGCAAGCATCCCAACACTCATGGCTTTGGGTGGATGGAAGTCAGAACGGTTGGTCATGCGCTACGCAGCGGTATCAGACGAACACAATCGTGACACACTGTTTCGATTGTGAGCTTTATTTCTTATGGATAACAACGGTTTGCAAATATGAAACGTAACATTGGTAAGGGTGAGGTCGCGTGTTCGAATCACGCTGGCAGCACCATCCCTCCTCATCTAATATACTGTAAACCCTCAAGAAAACAGAGGCGTTCACTTTGTCAGCAGTTCTGCATTAGTGCATTGTTGTGCGCTTTTATACTGTTTCATCTGCTTTATTAATGCAGTTGTTTATAATTTAAAACACAATTTTAACACAAAGAAGGAGACTAATATGAGTTCAGCATCAACAGCAAAACACCTTGCTCGTATGGATTGGGAGTTAACAAAGCATGGGTTAGCCATGCGCCGCAAACGTGACGAATATGAATCGCGTGTTGCGCGTGAAGGCTCAATAAAAAACTCTAACATGTATGCAGACGATGCATTTGCTGATGACGTTACAACATACGATGACATTGGTACTTACAACAGAGCAATACCACACGTCACTACATCAATAGAGTTGTATGAAGGTGGCATGGAATGAACAAGTTTGACCTACTATCCAAAGCCCTTGAAATCGTAGAAAACAGAGGAGAAGACTATGGCGATGTTCTTGACAACCATAACCGTATTGCTGCTATTTGGTCTGTAATACTAGGCATCACAGTCAAGCCGGAACAGGTGGCACTCTGCATGGCTGGCATGAAGATAGCCAGACTGTGCAATACACCTGATCACCAAGACTCTTGGATTGATCTTGCTGGTTACGCAGCAGTAGGCAGCGATTGCCTTAAGATTGCTGCAGAACGCGCTGCCGTTTCCAATCAAGAAACTCAGCCCCCTGCTCCACATCAGCAAAGCAATGGACAAACCCAGTGGGGTCAGATGCATGAGGGTCAATGACTTGAAGAATTGCTTGACCAAAGTTTTGCTGTTCAAAACCTTTGGTAAGCGCAAAGTCGTCACGGAATTTGTAACCTCTCGCACGGGCAAGCCATGTAGTCATCTCTTGCTCCACGAGTTCGATATGTCCCAAAGCCCAGTTGTGCCGATGTCCACTTATATACAGATGTGCGTTACTCTTAAACCGAGCCATCTTGTTCTGGGCATGCAGCGGGTTCCATTGGGAATGGCCCGGCATATCATGCGCTGCGTGGATGCGACAGACTCTACCGTTAGGGAACCGTACCTCAACGCGAGCCTCCCAGTCCTCATTGATAGAGTGCGCACCTGTCATCCATTTAAGGGGATCACCTGCGCCGCTCCACATATCATGGTTGCCGCCAATGAGAATGAGCGGATTAATGTTGTCAATTAACCACTCAACAAGACGCCATGCTGTTTTATGGCTGGTGTCTTGATGATCATAAAGACGCGCTAATCTACCAATCCAGTTATTCTGGTGATCACCAAGCGAACAACCATATATACCTTCGTTAGTTTGAATGATGTCTATGTGTTTGCGAAGATTAGGCCAATCACAATAATTGTCGTCAATGTGAGGATCGCCAAGCCATAACAAACCGATTGGCATAGAGTTACGCATGTCGATTGGAATCCATTTACGCGCATCTTTAGCCTCCTTACGTTTCATGAAACGATTAGTAAGCTGTTCAACAATCATCTCAGCTGGCAAATCATCAGTTGGTAACTCAGGAATAGTAAATGTTTCCTGTTTCCTTTCCGAACGGATGATGCGCAAACGCTGCTTGAAAGTAGTTCGCGGAATATTTAGGGCGTCAGCTGCTTTGTTTAAACCACCGTGTTCTTTTACAGCGTCAAGAAGCTCCTGATCTTTGTATTGGTTTTTAATCATATCTTCCTCTTAGAATGGGATGGCTTGTACAGACATACGTTCACATAGACGCTCTGCTCGCCCCTTTACCTGCCGATACCATTTGGAATCACGCATAGCTAAAGATGCACCTTCCCAGTCTTCGTCATCGACACACGACTTCATGTCTCTAAACTTGGACAGAGTTGGCAAACCAAGATTGAACATCATGTTTGCAATTATTAATTGAACTTCGTCAGGCAGGTGATTGAAGTCAGGGTAAAGCTTCAAGCAATCTTCAAGCACCATATCAATGTCAGCTTCAAACGCTTCCATCACACGTTCAGCAGAGACAGGCGTACCCACTTCCCTGCCGTACTCAGGATCAGTGCGACGTATCAAATGCCCAATGCCAAAGGTTGGGTGATTTTCACTGCACAAGTAAATTTCATACACGCAACCTTCATCACGCTCTAGTTCGTCACGCAGTTTCATTACGTTCATAGAGATCACTGTCATTTCTTAAACATTTTTGTAAGTTGCTGGACACCAAAGCTGGCGGCAAACACCACGCCAACGGCTGTCTTGTAGAAATCTGGCATTGATTCAAGAGCAGCAAAGCCGCGCTGCACCACATCTTCATATCCAGTAAAAGCAAGTATTAGCGGGATGCTCACTAGTATCGTAAGCCACTCATCTTTCCAGCTTGACGCAGAATTTTGCGCCATTGTTTGGTTCCATTCCATTTCACCAGCCGCCACTTTCTTGGCAACCTCAGTCTTTGCTTTTTGTGTAGCAACTTTCCCTTCCATCCATGAACCAGCAAGAGTGGTAACTGCATTTACAATTGGTAAGATCATGTCAAAGCACCGTTCTTTAATTGGAAACAACGCCAACGCACCGCCTTCAAATCAAACGTAATACGGTTGATATCGTTAGCCATTTGCATTGCTCGATCTTCACAAGCTTGGCGTGATTTAAGGGGGTGTCGTGCGTTATGAAACTCAACGCATTGAGTAGAGTCAGATATCAAACAGGCAATGACTATTGCTTGGAACACTTCTTAATAATCCGCTGCACCGTATCCATTTCGTAGATACGAAGTGCTGTCCATATAATTGTAAATAATGCAGCGAGAGGCGGCAATAAATCGGTCATTGCACCCACCGTTGCGAACACTGCTGCACCATCTAGTATATCCTTGTTATCCATAAGCAAACCTTAATGCATTAATGCAGGATCAGAAACGTACAAAAGTCCACTGGCCTTTGCGATGCTCACCATTACAAGTAAAAACACAACTACAGCAGCTGCGCACACAGCAAAGACAATAAGAATGCTTTTAATTACATTCGCCATCTCTTCCTGCTCTCGCTTGCGTTTGAGCTTTGCAGCCATAGCAGCCTCTTTCGCTTCTTGTATTCTTCTTGAACGCTCTTGAATAATCCCAGCCCATGTTCCGTGACCGAAACGCATATCAACCATCGTTGCAACTTCTTGTAATTTTTCGGCTGCAAGTTTTGCATCGATTATTTCTTTAGCAACAGTGTCTACACCAAATTGACTGGCAATACTGTTGCCAGACTTTTTATTTCTTGCTTGCTGAACATCTTTCTCACCACGAAACAGATCATCGATCTGCTGCGCTATGCCGCTGATGTCATTGACTGTTGAGATATTGGATTTAATAAACTCAACAGACTTTTGTACAAGAGCAATGCCGGTAAGGACTTCAGCAACAACCATTACTCAGTTGGCTCAGGGTATTGGGCTTTGATTTCAGCAACATGGGCTTGCCACGCAGCTAAGCCGTTCTCTGTGATGTATTCAATCTGACTAGCAACATCACCGTAAGCATCAATCCTGTTTTGCAGCCACTCAGGGTTTGTTATTTGTTCAACATCTTCAACATCTTCAACAATTGGTTCAGGCTTTTGACTAGCTGTACTGATTGAGCCAGCAGATACAAATGATGGAGCAACGCCAGTCTTCGGACGAAACTCCCAAGCCTGATCATCAAGATCTTCTTGCGTCATGTCAGACGAAAGAACAATCTCTGCCCAGCTATTGTCCGCATAACGCAATGTCGCTATTCCATCTTCAATTTTTTCTACTGTGTATTGGGTCATGTCCATTTCCTTAAAGGGCATTTGGCATCTTTAAGATGCACTTTCAATTTCATAATGCAGCCGCACTTTTTACATTGTGAGATTGCTTTTCTGTACCATTCACAACTCTTACAAACAGCGAGACGATCTTTAGATTCCATTGCGAACCTCTATATAACTTTTGTTCACTCTCGACCAATTAAAGTCTTGGAAAATCGTCTGCTCATCCCACCCGTAATAGGTTATACAGTCATCAGTGTGTGGAATGTCTTTGTAGCCAGTATGAACCAGAAATGCTGGGGCATGAGACAACGCTAATTTAATCATCTCACGCTTTTCATTAGGCTTTGCGGCTGACATAACGCAACCATGTGCAATAGAATAATCATACTGACCTGTTGGCTTCTGCCTGTACTCAACAACAGGGCCGTATGGGTCATATAAAGCAAACTCAAAAGGCATAAGCTGTTCTATTTCACCTGTGCCACAGCCAATACTAAGTATTTTATTTACATTATTTGGTATAAGTTTTTTTAAATTCCTATAACTATTCCACAGGTACTTTACATACCCATCCTCAAACATGTTTCTGTATACATCAGCATTATAGTATCTGGTCATGCTTGAGGCCCTGTAATAGTGCCTGAGTTAGTCAAGGTTACATTTGCAATGCCTCTAATTGACTTGCCAGCAGCACCACCGCCAGAACCGCCAGCACCGCCAGAACCGTTTGTACGATTTCCGTTATTACCTGATGCACCGTTATTGCCATTTGCGCCATTGGCACCAAACAAACCGCCAGTACCACCAGTCCCGCCAGTACCGCCACGACCAGCGTTTGTGCCGCCGTTCGCACCAGTAGAACCTCCATTACCAGATGCACGAGTTTGATTATAGCCTTCGCCCCGACCACCATTGCCGCCTGCACCGCCGCCGCCGCCGCTCGTGTTAACAGTTGATGTAGTCCTTCGTCGGCCATAACATTGGTAAGTGGCTGAATCCATCATCGTCGAACAAGTTTGATAACGGTTAACATAAAGATAACCGCCATACGATGATGGGCATGTATACCCAGAACAACTACCACTAGAGGCTGTAAGATAGCGCATGTTGCCGCCTGTGCTGGTCGTTGTATATCGACCGCCACCACCTGTGCCGCCGTTGCCGCCTCGACCAGCTCCACCACCACCAGAGCGAATGGTTCCGTTATTAATAAATGTACAAGCAACATTGGCTTCAAACGCATCACCACCAGCACCGCTGTTTGCAGCGCCGCCAGCCCCAGTAAGTATGCCATTGTTTGTAATTGTAATTGTGCCAGCACCACCAGAATCAATCTGCAATGCTTCATCAGCAGTAGAAGTTGCGCCTAGCTCCACGCCAGAATCGATTACAATTTCTTTTAAAAAAGCAGCAGAATAATCATCACCAAACAAAGCTGACGCATTCTGATTAGTTGCGCCAGCAGTATATGTGTAACGAAATCCTTTAGCCGTACTTCTAAAGTTAGTAAAATTTACTGTACCAGAAGCAGGAACAGAAGCTGCTAGGTTATCACTCAGATTATTAGCAGCTTTAGTTGGCACATTAGAACCACCACGATACAAATCAGAAAAGCTAACAGCCCCAGAGCCACCTACAAACTCCGAGCGTAAGTCACTAAACGATACTGCACCTGATGCCGCTATTGCCATTACGGAGTTCCAAAGGCTGTGATGTCATCTGCGCTAGTAACAGCGCCGCTAGAAGCAAGTTTGAAAACAGTTGTTCCATTGTACTTGAACAACAGATCGTTATCACCTGTATCAAGTTCGATTGACCAAGCACTGCTACCAAACAAAATTGCATTACCGTTTGTGTCTAGGCTGCCACCAAGCTGTGGAGTTGTATCACCAACAAGATCGGTACTGATGCCTGTCAAAGAAGAGCCATCACCGTTGTAGCTTGTTGCTGTTACCGTGCCTGTAATGTTGATGTTGCCAGTACCAGTAACATCGTTGCTATTTAGATCAAGATCGCCACCAATCTGCGGAGTTGTATCTGAAACAACGTCAGATATACCAGCAGAGATAGATGAGAATATGCTGCCTGTATAATATTTAAGAACATTGGATGTGCTGTCATACCACAGATCACCAGCAGCAGGGCTTGATGGTGCAGATGCGCTGATTGTGTACTGATCGTTGAAGTTGTTGATGTCGGTTAGGTTGCTGGCAACCGTGTTTACATTTGCAATCGAACCAGCAACAGAGTTCACGTTGGCAATGGAACCTGCCACGGTGTTGACGTTGCTGATTGATCCAGCGACAGTCGTTACATTGCTTGAAACAGAGGCAACACTGTTAATGTTTGTTTCATTTGATGCTACTGAATTGACATTAGCAATCGAACCAGCCGTTGTGTTTACATTTGCAATTGATCCGGCAACTGTGCCAATCGTGTCAGAGCCAGCAAGATCAGTAGCAACTGTGCCAATGTCTGTTGCATCTCCGGCAACTGCAGTAACATCAGATGCAATACCAGCAACTGTAGTTACATTTGCAGAGATTGCGCCAACAGAATTAATGTTTGTTGCGTTACCAGCAACTGAAGTCACGTTACTTGCAATACCAGCAACAGTAGTAACGTCGCTATCAATAGCACCAACAGCATTTACGTTTGCAATGTTGGTAGCAACAGTCTCAATGTTAGATGACACCAAGTTCAGATCATCTGCTGCTGTTTCTATTTCAGAAATAGCTTCGTTCAAATCATTTGCAACAGTAACAACGTCAGCAATATTTGTTGCCACAGTGTTCACACTAGCAATGTTTGTTGCCACAGTTCCAATGTCAGTAGCGTCAGCCGCAACCGCGCTTACATTAGAGGCGATACCTGCGACACTAGTAATATTAGATGTAATAGCAGCAGCCGCTGTCACATCACTTGATATGGCGGCAAGACCAGACACAGCATTTGTAGCTACAGTTCCATCTTCGATACCAGCCAGTGTTTCAATGTCAGCAGAAAGACCAGCAACTGTGTTCGTGCCAGCAATAGAAGCACCAGCCTCAACAGCACCAGTCGTTGCATTAAAAGCAAGCAGCTTTCCCTTGCGTGTGTTCACATCTGGCAAAGTCAACGATGCGTCAGCGTCAAAATCTGTAAGCTGCAAAGAGCGGTCTTGGCTGTCTTTTAAGTCAGCTTGAATAGCAACAATCTTATCAAGCTCTTCGTTCAAAGCAGCGATAGCAAATGGGCCTGATGTCTGAAAATCTGTAGTACGTTCTAAATTAATAGAGCGTGTAACAACGACTGTACTGTTGCCAGATATACCAATGACCTCATTTCCTGTGGTCATAGTTATCGTGCCAGTAGAACCAGACCCACCAGAAACATTGTAGTGCGTAGCTAAAGTTTTTAATGTTCCATCGACATACAGATTTAAATCAGCATCTTCGAAAAACTCAAACGGAACGGTAAACGAACTTTGTGTCGCACTAGCTGCAACTACATACGATATTCTGGGGTCGTTATCTGCTAAGTTAATTGTCATAATAGCCTCATATCATGCATTAATGCATTGCTCCACGCACATTAATCGTCACTGAAGAAGTCTGCTGCCATTGCCATTATTGGAAGTATTGGCAGATTGTATTTGAACTCTCTTGCAGCTTCTGTTGTGTCGCCGTTTATGTAATCCATAGCGCCTTTTAGGTTGCTGAATATCATTCCGGGGCCAGCGCCTAACGGCTCTGTAATGGCATCGAAGAGTGTCGGATTATACTTTGGCTTTAGCAATGAATCGTCTGCACTCAGCATACCTGTGCCTATGGCTGCATGTGTTGCTGTGTAAGCTAGGTCTGCATATACGGCAAAGATGCCAGACTGATCTATTACCCGCTGAAATACTTCTTCATCTGAACGTGCATCGAACCACCAGCTGTCTTTCTTTAACTGCAATGAAACGTAGCCGAGGCCAAGTAGCGCAACTGCACCTGATACACGATGCCTGCGCATCGGGTCTGCCATGCCTGCGGTTATGCGTGATGTTGCGCCAAGCATGAAGTTATAAAACTGGAACGGAAACGTCATAGCCTGTGACTCAATGCGCACTAGTTTGATGCTTGAGCTTGAAGCACGTTGATCGATATCTGCTTCACTAAATCCGATCTTGTTCATCCATGGGCGATACCGTGCATAAACCACACCATCCATAACGCGCGGCTTATCAAATGATGTGGCATGTAAGATGGTGTTACCAATGCCAGCATTCATAGCTGTGTTCCATTTAAGAACAAGCTCACGCTCTGCTTTAGTTTTGTTAGGCCACTTGTCTATGTTGGGGTGCAGAATATTGTCACCCTTTTCATATGGCAGCTTTGCCATAATTCTAGCGTCACTCTCAGATATACCCATGCGAAGCAGGTAACGTGCATCAGCTTCCTTGATAGTGCCGTTAGCCATATTGACTACATGCTCCATCAAATCACTGGCACGATATGAACCATCAATAGTTTTGAAGATATGTGTAACAGTGCCAAGTCCGTTACCGATGATCGGTATGTTGTAGTAAGCTCTGGTTATAGGATTAAGAACACGCTCAACAGCAGTAGGCTCAAGCCCGTCAATGTTGTCAGCAATCAGACGTTGCTGCGCACCACCAAGCGCAAGCTCAGTCCTCTCACCAGTGGCAGGGATAAGCTTTGCATTCTTGCGCAGCATGTTGCGGTCAACCTCAGAGCGCAGCCCCTGATATATCTTGTTAAAGCCGCGCTCCATAACAATCATGCCAGCGTCAGTCACAGATGCATAAGCAGCAGTATCAAGGTAAGCAATACCAGTAGCTTCTTTAATTACTCTTGCAGTCTGCGCATCCAAGCGTGACGGGTCTTTCAAATGCTCACCCATCACACGCTCATACTCAAACGCCATGTCAGCACGAAGCGAAACAATCTTCTTTTCATCCAATCCTTTCTCACGCATGCGTACTTCAGCGTCATCGAGGATGTCATCAATCGTTTGATTGCCATACTGCCGCGCCCATTCAATGCGCTTACCAACACGCGCAGAATAAGAACGAGCAATGCGGCTGTCTTTGATTATAAAGTCAGAGATCAAATACTCAGGTATGTTAATCTGTCTGTGACGCAGGTGTTTGCCTTTTGGCACAGCATTCATCTCACCAATAAGAACAGGATCACCCTCTTCCATAATAGAAGCCACAGCATTCTCAGCAGTAATGCGTGGGTCAGACCGTTCCTTTGGATCAATCATTACAAACTTGCCAGCCTTGTCATCCCAGACAGACGTAATAGGATTGTTCCTAATCCATTCTTCAAACACACGAACAAGACGCTCACGCAGTGCAGGATCGCTACTCAGCTTTGCCTTGTCGTAGTAGATCGGCATTGTGTAGTTTTCAGTGATTGAGTTCTTAATCAAGTCATCATAGAAAGCTTCTTGATCACGCAACCGATCAAGGCGTAGCTCTTGCCCCTTGGTTAAGCCACGGTCTTTCTGCATGTTCTCAAAGTATTCAATGTCAACTCGCGCTCTTGCTCTCTTAGTTTGCAAAGCCTCAGTCGTGGCAAGCAAGTTATGATGCTGCAAGTCTAGTTTGTATTCATCAAAGAACGCATCCACATCGCGCATTGCTGCACGGAAGTCTTTGCTAAAGGTAGAATCATACTTATTAAACTGACCCGCTTGCTGCACAAGCCGAGCTTCGTTGACAGCTTCGTACCATTCGTCAAATGTCTTAGCGTTAGTCCATTTAGCCACGATGTTATCTGTGTTGTAGCCAAACAAGCGAGTAGATTGAGAACGACCTAGCTGATCTTGCGCCCAATGCTCCATCATTCTGTTGCGATGACCAATGAATCTACCAATGTGTGTCTTTGATCTGCGGCTAATAGACTGCGTAGATGCCTGACCTTTGGCTAGGTTCTGTGTTGATATGTGATCAACGCCAACAACACGGTGAACAAACTCTTTCATCGTGTTATCGCCATCGTCCAGGATTCGCTTGCTAGGGGTGCTTAACATACGCCATGCATTAGTCCTAGTCAGAGGCGTTTCCTCAAGCTCCCTGCCGCTCCTAGAGCGATCTAGGGCTATCTTATTAGTCCTATCAACGTATGCTGCCTGTGACTCACCGCGTTTACGCTTGTTTTGGGATTTGACTACCTCTTTTATAACTGAAAACTCACCCCATTGTTCGGGTGTGAGAAAGTCTGTTTCTCTTAGAGGGGTAGCCCCTTCGACTTCTGGCTGTGTCCAAGGACGTTTATTAAACTCAATGTCTAACAACTCCTCATCAATGTTAATTGTCTTGCCTTTGGCAGACACAGCATTAGTGCGATCACTATTCTTCGGTGTTTCTTTTCTGGTGACGCGCATGCCATCTATTTTATCAGGCAAAGAACCACGCCCTTGAAACTCTGCGTCACGCATCTCTTTTGTTTTGCGTGCATAGTTGTATCCAGCGCGTGCCACAGCAGGAATAGAACCAAGTGCAGCACCAAATGCTGTTGTTGCTAACAGGTTATTAGCAACCTCAACATCAGTCACCGTCTTATCAAATGGCGCACGAATAGCTTCTGATGCAACCCCAGTAACAAAGCCGCCCCTTGCACTAGCCATCGCAGCCTGACGTATAGTCATCCCGCCTTTAGCCAGCAAGCCAAGTTGCCCAAAGATAGGCAGCGCAAACGCAATGTTAAGTGGGTCAATTAAACTAGCGATAACAGTACCAGCACTAATGCCTGATCTGTTCAGTATGTCTTTCTCATACAAACGCTCATCGATATTGCGTTTGATGTAATCAAGATGCTCTTGATCTTTAGCAACAGCTATCTCATCGAGGTACTGCTCATAACCACCAGCTTGTGCAAACGGATCAAACTCTGGGTCGTATGATCGATT